TAATCTCTTCAGCAAGAACAGGAGCACACAGAGGTGTTGTTGGGATTGCTACTGCGGCAGCAAGAAGAATGTTGTTAATCATAAGAATAATAAGAGAAAATAAAAGGGAGGATTTCTCCTCCCCCGATTTTATCAGAACTTGAAGGTGGTTTGAATCACGCCACCCCAGTTGGATGAGTTGCCAGCAAGACGTTGGTTATCACTACCATAGATGATAGCAGGGGTGATACTGATGTTATCAGACACTTGATACTTGTAGAAGATTTCAAGCAGAGTTGACTTCTCAAGGTTCTCACCAGTAGGTGCCTGACCGATAGCAACACCAGCAGAGTTACCATCAACAAACACATCATCCCAAGTGAGACCTGCCATCCAGGACTGACTGTTGGTAGCATCGCTCTTGGTGCCACTTACAGTGTTCCAACCATAACCGAGTGAGATGGAAGGTGCCCAACCAGATTGGGTGGGTTCCCAGTATGCGTTGATAGCATAACCGTTAGAAGTTTGACCTGGAACCAGAGCACCTGATGCACCGTTCAGACCGTTGTAGGTACGAACACGGGTGCCTTCAGTACCATAACGGTAACCGAAACCAACACCCCAGTTAGTGCCACGATAACCGACTTGTGCCAGGGTATTCAGAGCACCAGAACGATCAAACTCACCACGGACACTGTCTTGACCTGCTTGAGCAACATAGTTGATTCCAGCAACAAGACCTGTTTGCTTACCATACTGGATACCGAAACCAGAACCTACTGCCTTGTTATAAACTCCAGGAGCTCCACCAACTTGGAAGAAGTCAAGGATCTTGGATTCATATGCGGAAGGAACCCAGGCGATTTCAGTGTTACGAACAAGAGCACCAGCAGTAATAGTGGTGCTACCGTTGAACACAGGGAATGAATAATACAGACGGTCGATAACTACGTTGTTACCAACTTCACTTACAGTGCCGTCTGCCTTATCCAGTTTGAAGATTGAAGAACTGGAACCGAAAGGATTGCTGCTGAAGTTAGCAGAACGCAGACGAGTGCGGAGTAAGTCAGCACCAGTGAATGAAGTATCCAGGTTCAGACGCAGATCGTAGTTGAATGCAGTGCGAGTGATGTCACCTTGCTTGGTTTGGTAATCATCAACACCACCGATTACGAAGTTTGCTTCACCACGCAGTTTGGTAGTGGTGGAGAACTGCTGTGCTTCAAGTGTAGTAACTTGTGCTTCGAGACCATCTACACGACCTTTGAGAACTGCGAGTTCTGCAGCAAACTCATTAGCAAGACGCTTGAGTTCATCAGTAACTTCAGTTACACGGTCAAGGCAAGCATTGAGAAGTGCTGCTGCCTCATAGCGGGTCATTGCACGACCACCACGGAAAGTACCGTTAGGATAACCAGCAACGCAACCATAACGCTCTACGAGGTTGCTGAGTGCCTGATATGCCCAATCGGTTGGTTGCACATCAGAAAATTGAGTGACACTTGTGACCTGTTCTTGGGATGCGTATTGATTGACTCCATTCAGATTAAGGTCTGCAGCAAACGCAGCAGGAGCAACCATTCCCAGAGCAACAGGTGCAAGCATCAGTTGTTTGAGTTTCATAAAAGTGTTTTAGTACTAAACGACATTTAGATTATTAAGAATTACAACAGAATTCTTAAGTACTTATTTAGTATAGAGGCTCTTTGGTTTTTTGTCAACCCTCTTTGGTTCCAGGTTCGGTAATCCGCCCAAGATATGGATCGTAGCTAGTCAGACTCTCTATTGATAATGAAGCACCATTCTGTTGCCAGAAGTTAAGAATACCATCATGACTATTTCTATGGAAAATATCAATGTGTTCTGGATGAATTGATGATCCTAGTTCTATCTTATAAAGTAGAAGAGGAATTGAGAAAGTATTACCAGAATTGTAGACTAAATCGTCTGCAACTGCACGAGGTTTAACACCATTATCAAGTTTATACTTATCTCCACGAATGTGATGCTTGATTAATTTCTCAGCATGATGCCTTGTAATAATATAACAAGCAGTTGAGAAATCATTTACAAATCTTTTATGCAATGAAACATGAATATTGCCAGTACAAATAATTGCTAATTGAATTACATCCCAATCATATGGGGCTCGAGAATAAAAATCATCCCAAGTAAAGTTCCAGTACTTAGCTAGATCCAAATTACAATCATCCTCCATAATAACTGCATATGGAGAATCGGAAGTTTCGTACCAATTCTTAATTGCTTTTAGATGAGAAGTAATACATCCAACCTCACCAGAAGTGACATTATCTGGATATCTACCCTTTAAGATAGATCCAAGATCATCTTCTCTACCATCATATGCAGAGATGCGTGTGTAATCTTCAATTTCCCAATACTTAAATTGATCCTCCATATATTGCTTTCTCTCTGGTTGATCATCCAGATTCAAGTAATAAATGGGTCCAAAGTTTTTAAGTTTGTATGCTGATTTATTTTTTTCCATTATATTTTTTTAGATATAATTGATTTGAATAATATTCTATAATTTGTTCTTTATTCATTTTTTGAAGTTTATCCCACAAATTATTATTATTTTCCATATGGGGGTTGTGCATCCAAGAATTTTCTCCTCGTGAATGCTCTAAATGATAAACAAAATTATTAATTCTACAAACATTATATCCTAATGTTGTATATCTGTAAAATCTTTCTTTATCTTCAGGTGCATATGCTATGAAATTTTCATTCTCCATTCCACCTTCAATATAAACTTGACGATTGAAGAATTGTACCCATCCAAAATCCGAAGAGTATATTTTTGAATTTTTTTCCAAATGAGTATAGTCCAAAGTTTCTAAAAAGTTAGAAACAACTTCATCACTGGGAATAACTTGCCTCTGATACATCCCTTGCGCATATGGATAAACAACATCACATTGATTACTCATAACCAAATCATAAGCATCTTTATAAGATTCCAAATGAAGGATAACATCACAATCATAATTTACAACTATTTTAGTTTTAGATTCCATAATCATTTCATTCAAAACTTTTTGACGATGAAATGAAAAATCTAAACTCTTCTCAAAGATATGGTTGATATCAATATCAACTTCAAGTATATCTTTTAATATAGGCATTGCTTCTTTCTGAAATATAGATTCAGAATCAACTTCCTTTATTATAATGTTTGTGTCAAAGTTTTCCAGTAAAAATGCAGTTGTTGTGATTACATTGCGAAGACGATCAGATGACTCAATGCGAATTGGAATAATAAAAGTTGCTTCGGTTAAATCAATTTTCATCGTAATAAGATCTAGTATTTTTATTTTTCTCTAAAACATAATTTAATTCTTTTTCATTTACCAACCAAGAACCTTCAGGATGTTCTATAACTTTATCATAATCTACATTAGATGAACTAATTCTATGATTATGTTCTCTATTTGATGTTAGGTATTCACCAACGATAAAGGGCATTCCATGTTCGCACCGCATCCTATGATAAAAATCAGTGTCCATTAATAGTTTAAGACTTTCATCAAATCCAACAAATTTTTCTGTCAAAAAAGAAACACAAGATGGGCTTCCAAGAAGATTTCTACCTTCTAACATCATATCAGTCCATCTTGGAATCATAGGTCTAAAGTGATGTACGCCATTTGTAGTATGAGCAAATCCATTGAAACACCAATTACAAGACTCATTATCAAATGCTTCTTTTATTTTTGATAGGGCAGACTTACTGATGAAAAGGTCATCTTGAAATATTAATTTAGTAATCTTTCCACCACACATTTCCACAGAAGAATTTGTGTTTGCTGGTCCATTGCCAATTTTATCTTCGTTTTTAAAGTATTTTATCTCAAAATAATTTGCATATTCTTCACAAACCTCAAGTATATCATTATCTTGAGAGTGATCAGATACACAAACTTCAAAATCTTTAAAATCTTGACCTTTAATAGTTTCAAGTAATTCAGAAAAATACTGAGCACCAGTACCTTTCATCTCATAAGTTGGAATGGCAATAGAAAATTCTGGCATTATATTTTAGTCCAACGATCAGGAATAATATCTTCAGTATTATGACTTGCCGTATATCCACTATCACCGAACCAACGAGATGGTGCAATGACATTATTAGATCCAGATAACCAAGCACCCCACCAAGAGAATGAGGAGTTTGCAATAATATGATGTGAGCACATTGTCATCAAACACATATCTACAAGATTCCACCCAGATTCCGAAACCATAAATCTATCTGGTTTAAAAAGTTCTTGTTCTTTACACCATTTAATGTCATCGGAAAAAATAAGAACAGGAATATCAGAACCAAACTTACTTAAAGCAGTTTCATAATATTCTAAAGATAGTGGAGGATGATCTTTAGACTTTTCAACATAATCAGTTCTTCTAACATGTAAAGAAATTACTTCATCAAATTCAAAAGATTCTCTACATGGATTTAGAATTTCAGATTTAAAAGTAAAGTCTTCACGAATACTATCTGCAATATGACTGAAATATTTTTCAGTTTGAAAATATCCAAATAAATTTACACCATCTGGGCACTCATCAACATAATCTTGAGAATAATTAAATTGCTCTTCTTTATAGTAGTCTCCAGATAAGAAGTCTATATTTTTTAAATTTGATAATTCAAATGCTTCAAACAGTTGGTGGTCTTCCCACTCATTTCTGAAATCAGATTCGGGTATACAAAAATCATATCCTTTGATATTTGCAATGCCACGAAGTGCTGCATACTGAAACATTTGATTTCCAAGTCGTCCATTACGACCAAGATAATTAAACCCAATCATACCTATAATTGCAATTTATAAAAATTTTAAAATGTTATTAACACGATTTATGTATGTATGCTTATCCTTTATGAAAAGCATTGCTTCCCTCATATTAACTTTACCATTTGAAGCAGCATCAATTAAATTTTCATATAGAGTTTCTGGTGTTCCACCAAAGACTACATAATCACCAAATGCCTTTTTAATGAAAGGAGAATTAGTTCCTTGAACCTGACCATAACTAATATTCTTTTGAATTCTACATGGAATGTATCCACATTGCAAATGCCAATCACTTCTAAAATCTGGGCATATAAATGAATCTCTGATTAATTGTCGATTCTCTTCATCGCTTACAGATTGTGTAAAAAGTTTTACTTCTTTATTATGCTTTTGAGCACAATATGCAAAATATTCAATCCAGTATGGCCCTTGCTCATACATCATTCCAACATAATTGATGTTGGGTTTTTTCCAATCGAAACTAACTTGATCTTCTGGATCTATTTCATGTGGTAGAAGATCAGTTCCCCATGTTTGATAAAGAGTTCTTGTATCAATATCCCAATGACAAAGATCTTCAATCTTTTCAAATCTTTCTGTTTCTTGTATGCAATTTCCTAAACTTAAAATATTTTCATAAGGAACTTCCGCATCAAGGAAATGTTTAGTTTCTATATGATGAGTTATGTACTTACAATCTTTTCTAAGAGGCATACAAGACTTTTGAGAGTCTTCAACGAAAAACACAGTATCTGAAATATTAGTTTCATCAATTGGTTTATTTGGAACCCACTGGACCTCGTGTCCTAGATGCTTAAAAGTCTTATAGTAAGTATTGTGAATATATCCGTGAGTGGAAGAATGTAATGGATAATGTCCCCAGATTATAATTTTCATACCAATTCAACTCCCGGTGGTAAATGATAATGAAATCCAAATGGAACAATACCTTCACATTCTGGAATTCTTTTTTCCTGCGAAAATCTAACTGCAACTTCTAAAGGTGCAAATTTACATCCAAGATTTTCGTAAATGTGTCTATTATGAACACAAATATTTCCATCTTCAGCAAAATTACTAGCATTCATATGCTTATAAAAATTTCCCCAATTAACATCAAAATGGATATAAGCATTTTCAGGAACATCTAATAGTTTTTTACTTCTCAGACTAAATCCACCATTACCAACTTGCTGATGATTTCCCCAAGGATCTAGATATGCATTCTCAGAGTATTCCCATGGAGCACCAATATAATCATAGTTTAACCATTCATCATCCCATTTTTCTGGATATAAAACAAACCCATCCCACTGAACAATTAAACAATGACTAGTACTCACATGATTGGATAATTCATATATGCAATATTTGCTATAATCATTTATATCTTTAATGTCAAATACCATTTCCTCCATAAGAATATTATCTTCTAGAAGACTTTTTTCATATTCTGATATTAGTTGCGATGAACTAATCAATTTAACAGCACCAAAATCAATCCCTTTAATGCTAGTATAAATTGCATTTAAAGATTGTTCAATTTTTGGAGTATTATCTAAACATATTAAAGTAACGTCTGGAATTTTTATTTTCATTTTAGATTAATTAAGTTCGGACAAACACTCATTGTAAGTTTGCAAATTACCACTTTTGTCTTGATACAACCAACCAGTGTATAAGTTTTGTCTGGTCGACCAATATCCATCAGAAACATTATGCCTTGCCCAATGTTTAGGTGCAATTATATTTTCTATTGTATCACTAGTGAAAACTGCAAAGAACGGAAATGAAGAATTTGATAATATTACATGCTTTGAATTTTTAATTATAGCATAATCCTTATCTACTGTAAAATGATATGCTGGAATTTCTGGTAGCATATTTTTAGCAGCATTTATATCATCAGTGACAACAACGAATTCCATTTTTGGATTGATTCTTGTCATATTATTCATTGCATCAATCCAATACTTTCTAGTTAAGTATAATTCATTAAAACCAACATACTCCCCACCTCTGAAATTTAGAACACATACATTCTGATCCAAGTAATCATAAGTATCATACTCTGGTCTTACTTTTAACCATTGCTTTACAAGTTCTTTATTGTGAATGAAATACTTTTCATCTTGCATATTTCCAAAAATTAAAGTATTATCAGGAACATTTACTAAGTCGGGATCATATCCCCTAACATCACAACCATGTGTCATATCATGATGGCAAGTTTTAACCTTGAGTCTTTCATCCTTCTCATAATAAACATTCATTTCAGGTGGGACTGTCTTTCCCATATCCAGATCAAACCAATAAAAACCATTTTGATTATATCTTTTATCTCCTGACCATCCAGAATCCTTGATTCCGAAATCTAATTTTCTATCATGTGCTATAGAACGGGTCGTTATATAACAAAATAATTGATTTCCTATTCCTTGACCTTTTAATAATTCAGTAGATATCATTTTTTAATTTTACAGTTTAATCAAGTCCGCATACTTATCCTTATTTTCTACAATATATTTTGGGAAATTTTCTTCTGTTAAATCAAAAACTTTAAATTGTTTATTTCTACCAAATATATCAGTATTTTGGTTTAAAGAATTAGATATGTTATTTTTAACATTAGGGTTATTATATTCTTGGTGACTAAAGGATTCTATTTTTTGTTTGATTCTTTCTTCACCGCCAAGATAAGTAAAATGCCATCCACCATTTTCAATAACAAATCCATTCAATTTATTTTCATCTTCAGTTGCTTGCCTGATATCATCTATACTAGTATTTTTCAAATATTCAAAGGAACATATCCTAGATCCAAACCAATTATTGGTGACATAATTATTGATATAGTACATGTAGAAATTTTGTTTTAAATGATATAGATTGTTTTTATCAAAAAAAGAATCTATATCTTCTAGAATTTCTGGGTTGGGAATCTCGTCAAGATCACTTGTAATAACTACATCATCTGGATCACAAAATTCTTTCAATTTAGAAATTGAAGCATTTCTCTGAAATATCTCCCTATCCCAGCAACTTCCCAATTCTTCAGGGATCTCTATAATATTGTGAATGATTTTATCTTTAAATTTTGAGAACCTCTCCTTATTATCCTCATAATAAAGAGGTTTAGATTTACCGGAAAAAGTTTTTGGGGATTCATTAATGATAAAATAATCAACATAAGAATCAAGTATGTTTAGTCTTATTTCAAGTAAATCAAGTTCATTCAAAAACAAAAAAGTATCAAATATTTTCATTTAATTTTTAACCTCAATAACAATTAATCGATTATCATATCCACCGAAATCATATAGAAAACTACTTTCCTTTAAATTATCTGGAACATAATCAAATAAATCATTTGGATTATAAGATACATCTTCTATAATGATCATACCATTTGTATTAATTTTTGGTAAATACAATTCTAAAGTTTTAATATGACTCTGGAAAGTATGTGGTCCATCATCGATCAAGATATCAATTTTAAAATTTATTTGGTCACACAATTCTTTTGAGTATGCATCACCGATTATATAATTTACATTATCACCAGATATCCATTCTTCATTTACCGGAATCTCATGTTTATTTTTATCATCTAAATTATCAACTCCATATATTTTAGATTTATTGGAGAAATAGTTTTTCCATAAACACAACGAGGCACCACCTCTAACACCAATTTCCAATAAAGTAATTTCTTTGTCTTTATATGGTAAGAAATTTTCCTCATAAAAACCAGAAATATATGATTTGGGTCCACCTTTATCCGTCCCAAACTCTGGATTTAATTCCAGAGTGAGTTTTTGTTCTACTAAAATTTCAGATAATTTTTTAGTCATCTAAAGAAATCTCCAGATCAATTACCTTATTTCCAATATTGTTGGGATTCCAAAAGCATGAAATTAGTTTGTTTCTGGATTCAAATACTTCTTTCCAATTTTTAACATTCTTTTTAAAATCTTTTTTCTTTTTAATTTTAATGAATGTCATTCCATAACTTTCTGGATAACAAGTAACTTCAATATACTTATTTTTTTGATCTTTCAATTCATCCAAACCGAAAAATTGTACAATTGCATCATCAACTCTATCCCAACTGAGTCCTCCAATATTTTCCCTCATGTCACTTGGCCAATGAGAATCATGGAAAACAACATAAGATCCTTCATTCATTTTATCAATCCAATAATACAACTCACAAAGAACCTGCTCTTTAACATGAAGGGTATCTACAAACAATATATCGACATTTTCAAACTTCCAATCTCTACCTATTGTTGAACTATCACCCTCGATGACATAGTAATTTTGATTTTCTATTAGATGATTTTTTAAAAGATCAAAAGTTATATCAACTCCATATACTTTATTATTAAGTTCTTTGGAATTATCTGATAAAAGTCCAGAAGAATATCCTTCCCTAACTCCCAAATCAACAAAAACAGAATCAGAAAAAGATTGTGAAATCTCATGAAGTTTTACACAATTTTTCCCCAGATCAGTTTTTTCGTATGGTGAATAATCCATTATTTTTCTCCTTTGTTTTTAATTTGTTCTTTAATCCAAGTATAGGTTTTGAGAATTCCCTCTTCAAGACTTTGTGAGTAATCCCATCCTAATTTTTCGCGAATTAAATCATTATTTGAATTACGCCCACGAACGCCAAGAGGACCATCAATATGATTCTTCTCCACATTCTTACCAGCAACTTTAGCAGCAGTATCTACAAGTTGATTGATTGTTACCATTTCCTCTGAACCAATATTCACAGGACCGATAAAATCAGAATCCATCATTCGACGGGTTGCTTCGATGCATTCGTCAATATACAAGAAGGAACGAGTTTGTAAGCCATCTCCCCACACCTCGATTGTTCCGCCCTCCTCAGGAAGATAGGCAACTTTCCGACAGATTGCTGCAGGGGCTTTTTCTCTACCCCCTTCCCAAGTTCCCTCTGGTCCAAAGATATTATGATACCTAGCAACCCGAACAGGGATCCCATAATTACGAGAATAAGAGAAAAACAACCGCTCTGAGAACAGTTTCTCCCAACCATATTCAGAATCGGGTGCTGCTGGGTATGCTGATTCTTCACGGCAATCTGGGTTATCGGGGTCAAGTTGATTGTACTCAGGATACATGCAAGCAGATCCAGAATAGAAAATCTTAGTTCTATTTGTTCTTTTAAGGTCATTTAATTGACGCTGCGCTTCAAGAACATTAAGGTTGATGGTTGCGGAGTTATGCATAATGTCAGCATCATTCTCACCAGTGAAAACAAATCCAGCACCACCCATATCAGCAGCAAACTGATAGATTTCATCAAAGGTATCAACATACTTCGATGCTACAAAGTGATAGAAGTTTCCAAGATATCCCTTAAATTGAAGGACTCTTTCTACAAATGCAGCATCCCTAAGGTCTCCTTGAATGAACTCATGTGCTTCGGTTTCAGAAAATTCTGGACGCTTAAGGTCCACACCACGAACCCAATACCCCTCAGAACGCAGTCTTTTTACCATGTGACTTCCAATGAAACCACCAGCACCAAGTACAAGTGCTGTCTTCTTATAATCACTCATAGATTATATCAAATTTCTCTTAGTATATATTATACAAAAAAAGATGGGTTTATGCAACCCATCTCAGAAAATTCAGGCTCGCCACTTGCTCTTTAACTGGAAGCAAGAAACCTACTTTGCTGCAGAAACAAAGTCATTAATGACTTGTGCATGAGCAAGTACATCAGAAAGAGTTGGATATTTTGAATCAAATCCTTCTGGCAATTTGCCATCATTCATGCATTCTGCTTTTGCAAAATCTACATGATAATTATCCGAAAGCATCGCATAAGATTGCTTAAAGATTTCGAAACGAAGTTCGTAAGGTGTCATTTGTTTTGTCCTGTGTGTTTGTATGTAATGAAAGGGTCAGTCTTGACTCCACCACTTAGTTTTACGAAACTAAGAAAATCATTTATATTATACAACAATCTCACTCAAAAGTCCATTGTGGATGATATGATAGGTTCCAGTCCCAAGTCTTATCGGGAAATATATTCCAAGGAATTGGCATGTTGGAAGATTTGATTTCCAGATCATTTGGATTGTAATTAAAAGCCATCCAATCATATGCTGGTTTATTGTCAACTCCCCTCATAACATTAATTCTTTTGGTATAAGTAGATAACCAAGTTCCATAAAATTGATCAGAATTGTAACATATAATTTGCTCAATAACTGCTCTTTCTAAGGTAGTTAAATCAAAACCAAAGTAATCATAAAAATAAATTTTGTACTTGGTCTTTATAAGATCAAAAAAACTAGTGTCTGTTTCGTCCGTTGAAATATAAATCGGAAGATGTGTTGGAAGAAGAGATGCTATTTTTTCTAAAATCTTAGAAGCAGAATCCACTTCCTGTATAAGTTCTGGTCTGGCAGACAAGAAATCACCTCTTCTCAAATGTAAGGAATTATATGGTCCTAATATTTTTTTAACTCTTCCTCCCATTTCAAAAAGTCTTTGGTTGTACTTAAAACACTTATTAATCTTATTCTTTAGTTCATTTCTTTTTTCTTTGTCTCCTGGGTAAATTGAATACCAAAAACTTCCAAATAAATTTCCTTCAAAATGTAAGAATTTATTTCGCTTATTTAAGTATAATGGATTTCTTTCACCTGAGAAAGTTTTAAAATCATCAGTATTTTCAATTTCATTACAAAGAACTATAGATGTATCACAAAGAGAATTTTCTTTTCTAATCTCACCTAAACGATTTGGAAAAATTATTTCTTCAACATCATCAACAAATTTTGATATATTTTCAGTAAATGATTTTTTACCTCTAATTTGTATAAGATGTTCTTTAAACTCAGGAACATCTTTTTGATCAACACAATCAAACTCAGACATTACTAAGTCTTTATCAAACACTTGCCAAATATCAGAAAAATTTTCTAGGTTTTGACCTTCCGAAATAAAGAGCAACCAAGTTTTGGGGGGAAGAATTAAAGTTCTTCCCGTTATATATGAAATGGCAAATGCAATTTCATATGACATAATAACATTAGATAGTCCTGAAAAATATGGACTAAAGGATATATATTTTTTTTCCATTTAGTCATCCTTAATATAGCAAGGAACTCTATCTGGATCTAACCATTTTGCATATTCAAAATCTTCCATCGCAGTAGAACACTGAAGACCATTATCAAAGAGATAAATGTCATTCCAACGCTTAGTGTAATAGTTTTGTTTTTGAAGACGATAATCTGGTTTGCCATTGATTTCAAGAATACCCGCCTCCACAAAACGATATCCTTCGCGTTCTAAAAGAACTTTGGTTTTCATGCTACTTCAACAGATTCTAGGTCTTGGTAGATATATTCCATAAGCATTTCGTAATCATCTAGAGGATCGCCTGAAAATACTACACCTTCAGATTCATAATACCGCCGAACCTTTTTATAAAGTTTAGGATTCTTTACATCAAGGTAGAAATCTCCGTTTGCCGCACCACGAAGGGTTTGAACGTCTTTCTTGAATTTTGCTGTAAGAGTCATTGTCTTGATTGATTACCTTAGTATTATAAGAGGTCGCAGTAGGGAAGTCAAGTGGACAGAAAGAAAAGTGTCTGATGAGTAATTTAATTTTTGTATAGAGAAAGATACTGTCTTTGATCTATGAACTTTGTCTTCATATTTTTATATTCATTAGGATCCCAAAATATTGGTTTCCAATGAAAGTACATATTCCTATAATATTCACCATTGAAAGGAGTTAATCTTCCATGAGCACATAAACTTTCATAAAAAAGCATTTCACCATGATTAAAGGTAACTTTATGGTGATTGAGTTCATGATCAAAAAAATCTAGGGGCCATTTTTTATTGGCATCCTCATCTACAAAAATTATGCAACTCAAAACATGAGTCTCAAATCTATCTCTATGCAATTTGAGAATGGAATTTCTAGTATAACTACGAACTCCATATCCCCAAGTTTCATTTAATTTAACTCCAGACCACTCCTCCATTAATGGCGTTAAAACTTCGAAGCATTTATCATACAAATTTTTAGATATACTATCTTTGTAGTAATAAAGATTATCAGAATTTAAATTTGATATTCCACCAACATTATAACCCCATTCCTCATCAAAAGTTTTACCATCAACAATTTCAGAAAATTGCATTTTTTCATATTCATCCATGATATCAGAATACAAATCAGGAGGAACTAAGACTTTTTTAAATCCTTCATTGGTAAATTTTGGTGGAATAATCTTTCTCATTCTTATTATCTCAATTTTGGACCTAACATCCAAGTTACTAAACTAATTCTTGTTCCCTTTGTAACTGGAGTTACTCTATGTGGAATTCTAGAATCAAATAAAATTATTGTTCCTTTTTCTTTAGGTGCTGTAACTGTTCTCCCATGATAGTCAATAAACTCAAAATCACCACCCTCATAATCAGATTCATCAGAAACTAAAAGAGATGCACTTAGTTTCCTAGTATGGTTGTTATCACTCTCTGTTCCATAATCAGAGTGCCAATCATATTTGTCACCTTCTTCGTATTTTGTGACCTGAATTCCTTGCAAATAAGTTAAATCGTATTCCCAAAGATCTCGATTTGCTTTATTGAAGTAATGGCAGAACAAAGAAGAAACCCAGTGCTGTTCATACCACCAATGAACTTTGGAATTTCTAGTTTTAGTTTCAATTACTGGATTATCTAGAGTTCCTAATTGTGCTTCTTGGTATGAAGCATATTCAATGCTATTCACTTCTTTTACAACTAAATCCAATAACTCTTGAGGTAAATTTAGTGTGAAATATCCAAGAGGTTGTGCAATTTTATGCTGTTCCATTTTATTGTCTAAAAATCAAAAATAATGTTAGGTTAAAAAATAAACACGAGGATTAAGAACCTTCCTCATGTTCTGTATATATGTTCATTAGTTCATCATCCACACTTGATTCTATTGCATACTTTATGGTTTCGTTGTAAGGAACTATCACTGCGCTATTATTTCCATCTCGTATGATAAATGATTCACCGTTTTCTACTCTTTGCATTAGATTATCAAAATCAGATTGAAACTCTTCGACTGTAAAGGATTGAAGTTCTTCTAGTTCTTGCATTTTCATAAAGTGATTTTTATGAGTCGGGGTGACAGGATTCGAACCTGCGACCCTCTGCTCCCAAAGCAAATGCGCTACCAAGCTGCGCTACACCCCGTTACTTCTCTCTATGTATAAACATAATACCAGCAAAAGGAATAACTGTCAACCCCATCCCACATAGAAAGAGAAAGAATTGATTTGCTGCCAGTGTTTCTACAATGTGGAAAATCATTGAGAACAAATCCAAGACAACATCAGTATAGCATAGATGAGAGTGGAAAACAAGAGTGTTTTAAACATCACATTCCTCCGTCTCTAAAACCAACAATATACCCAATAATTATCCCACACATAAAAGCAATAAACAAGTATAAGATGTGAGAGAAGAACTCAATGAATATGATCCAATCAGTCGTCGTCATCTTCATCCTCGTATGTAGATGGTTCCTCAAATAGTTCATCCATTTTTAGTTGTAGAACTTTTTGCTGAAGTTCTTTTAAATCCTCTTCTGTTAGAACAATCATTTATCCTTGAGTAGTTCTTCTATTCGTTTACGCATGTTCTCACTATCTTGTTTGAGATAATCTCTCAAAGAATATCCACGCTGCCCTCGCATGATACATGTTCCTTGATAGAACATAGTGGCAGCAAAAACCAACAGGAAAACAATTCCTATTATTTCAGGGTAATGTCTAGCCATGGGAATACTGGTGGTATCACTCCAATGAGTCGAAGAAGACCTTCAGCAAAAAGAGCAAGAACAACCCAACCAACACACATTGAAATAATCGAAGCATTACGATTATGTTGTCGTATGGCATCATCAATCATCTCCTGCACTTCAGTTCTTGTAATAAATTCATCACTAGGTTCCATCACTTCTCATCTCCCAAAAATTTTGCGAGAGGGTCTATTCTGGTTTTAACTATTTGTACTGCTCTCTTATAGAACATATTGTCAGTATTACCAGATTCCTCAAAAGTTGCTTTAATACGGACCCAATTTTCGTAAGTGTGTTGGTCCATTTTTGCGATTCGTATTACTATTATATACTAATTACAGGTATTTGAAATGCAATCAAATATCTTGATTCTGTAACACTACTATACAGAAAACGAAATAAAATATTAAATTGGTATTATATGAAACGGAAAGGAGAGGATTCGAACCTCCGGAGGCTTTCACCTCTTTTGTTTTCAAGACAAACGCCTTAAACCACTCGGCCACCTTTCCAATGTTAAGTTCAACGAACTTCGAAGTCTAACCTACGAACTTTGCGTTGTCTTCTTGCCTCTTGCCAGGCAATATCTTGAGAAGTTAGAACGTTCTTTTGTTCTTTCTGTGTAGAGTTTACCATAACTACTCTACTTAAGTCAACAGCCGAAACACTATCACCTTTAACGGTCATCATATTAGGACAACCACAAACTTGAGTTTTATTTGTGCCAGTTAATTCTCTGTTGCAATCTCTGCATCTTACTATAATCATAATTCATAAATCCTGTCATTGTGTAAATGACCTTAACATCCAGATAAATTTGCCGTGTTCTTCATTTAAATCATCAACAAGGTTTGTTGTTCCTCTCGACTTTTGTGTCTCTGCTTCTTCGGCAACTTGACCCAAAAGTTCCACAATCTTTTCATGACATTTAATTAAGTCATTCACCATTCCCATAGCATCTAGAGAACTATTTGCCTCTTCAACCTGAGATACTTGAGTGATTCTTGTTAAAGTAGGAACTGGTTTAATATTTAGATATCTCATATGTTCGGTCAGACGGTCTATCTGTTCGAACATTGCTTCATAATGAGCACCAAATAAATCGTGGAACTCTTTAAAGTTAGGACCAACTACATTCCAATGATACACCCAAGTTTTTTGAAACAATACAAAAAGACTTGCTTGAGTATCAGAAAGTAATTTATATAGTGTTTCCATTATACTTTTTTGTAAGTATTTATGAAAGTGGGCGATGAGGGATTCGAACCCCCGACCTACTCCGTGTAAAGGAGGCACTCTACCACTGAGTTAATCGCCCGTGTCCTCTGTCTGGGAATCGAACCCAGTATCCAAGTGCATTGTCTGCCTGTCCTTACCAATAGACTACCAGAGGAAAGGTGATGAGTGCCCATCACCAGCGGAAGACACTTTCCGCGATTTTCACTGCATTAGAGGGCAGTGAAGATATGATAGAATCAGACATTTCCAACCCTATCAACTCCCCAACCTCGATTCGAACGAGGGACAGCAAAATTAACAGTTTTGAGTTCTACCACTGAACTATTGGGGAATATTTACAAAAGAAGGTTTGTGATAGATTGTAAATCCAGCGTGGAGTTCTCTATGACAATTGGCACATAACATATAACATTTATCTGCCTCTTTCTTTTGTTTTTCCAAAGATTTTGTAGAACCAGAAATTTGGAACTCTTTTGTAGTTTCGTCTATGTGGTGAAACTCAAGTGCTTCAAAACATCTATTATAACCACAAAATTCACACTTGCCTCCTTTATATTCAACAAGCAGTTCTTTAGTTCTTTTTCTCCAGTTTCCTACATTTTTCTTTAGTTTTTGTTGGTCTCTCATAGTGATTAACTTAATGCGTTAATCATATTTATAAGAGAATAAGAACCAAAAGGTTCAGAGCGAAATACGGGATTCGAACCCGTGACACCAACTTGGAAGGATGGGATGTTACCACTACACCAATTTCGCGTTAGGACAATCATAAACTATTTGAGTTTGATTGTCAACGACTCAGGAGGGACTTGAACCCCCGACCAACTGCTTAGAAGGCAGATGCTCTATCCAACTGAGCTACTGAGTCATGGGACAATCTTAAGGCAGGACCTTCAGATTGTCAAGTGGGGCGAGCGGGACTTGAACCCGCAAGGTCTAACGACCGACTGATTTTAAGTCAGTTATGTTTACCAATTTCATCACCGCCCCTTAGGTGCTCCTTGCGTGGATCGAACACGCCTCAGGCGAATTATGAGTTCGCTGCATTCACCAGATTGCTAAAGGAGCAATGAGACTGCGGAGAATTGAACTCCGTTCACACCGTTATAAGCAGTGGGCCTTAACCAATAGGCGACAGTCCCGCGAACAAAACAATCATAAGGCATCAACCTCAGATTGTCAAGTGTTCCTCTGGCTGGGAATCGAACCCAGTTTCCATGTGTGTTGTCCACCCGTCCTTACCAATAGACTACGCAGAGGAAATGCCGTGTGGTTGTGAATCTAAATCAAAACTCTTTGATAATCGCCCCACTGCATCTTATCTCAAGTTTTGAACCACGGCAATGGGTCTGGAGAGGCTCGAACTCTCAACTTCCAGGTTAAAAGCCCGTTACTCTACCATTGAGTTACAGACCCATTAGAATCTAAATTTTCCAGGTTCTGTTGGTGGTTTATCCCTCACCAACTCATTAATAATACCACTCTCAGATTGCTCGGTCAATCCCTCTGTGCCACTTGTAGAGGTGTCTATGCAATCAGGAACCCATGAAGCACATAATCTCATTTCTCCACCCAATAAACTCTGAGCTTTTGAGCCATCTGGAGCCTTCTCTATGAACCTAGGCAAAGGTATTTTAGGTGGATCTAAACCTCGTGTCAAGTCCTCATACTCCCTAATTGCTCTATCAACATCTCTTTCCACTCTCCTTTTGACTAGATTAGGATCTTGGAGTAGAACATCGTTGATTATGGTCTGTGGGAAGAACTCCCTCTGTACCTCGTCTAGGAGGTCCCAGAGCGCCTCCTGTGGCGCTCCTGTGCATTGGGAGAGGGTTGCTACGATAGCACTGAGTATGGCGCTTATAATGATTAACTGCTTCTTGTCTAGTCTCTTCTTACCGAAATTAAAATTGAACATAAAAAAAGAGGAGTAGCAACCGCTCCCCTCTATTTATTATTCAGTTGTTAGATTTTCATACCCGCGAGTAGCAAATTCTAGCAACACCTTGACTGGGTGAAGCAATAGTAGAGAATGCGCCATAAGACAAGTCAAGGTCTCTACCCGCGATATAAGGACCGCGATCATTAACTCGCACAACTACAGACTTACCATTGGATTGATTTGTAACTCTTAGTCTAGTTCCGAATGGTAGCCATTTATGTGCTACTGATTTACCATAAGCATTGTATCTTTCGCCGTTGGCAGTTGTCTGCCCGTGATATCCATCACCGACTCCATAATGTGATGCGAGGGAACATCCGCTCGCTGCCTTTGCTTGAAGGGGTGCTAATCCTGCAGTGGCAATGGCAAGAATTGAAAGTGTTTTAAGTAGCATTAAAATTAGTTGAACTCTACATCCGTATAGAAAGGGGGTACACCCTCTTCTCAAAGGGCACTTTCCACGGCTCTAAATCAAAATCAAAGTCTCATAACAAAAAACCCTGCTCATAACAGGGATTTTTACATAATAAGTTAATATTTAGGATTTGTCAAGAGGTTGGTTTACCGAACATCAATCTCTTGCTCATCGGTCCAATCCTCATCCTCAAGGCAAAGATATTCAAGTTCTTCTACACCTTCGGGTAAATTAATCCATTCATCAAACTCAGCAAGCAGTGCCTGAGCGTTCTTGTGTCGATCTGCTTCATGGAGAAGTTCAATCTTGTTGATTGCCCACTCACGAACTTGTGCTACAGGTTCGCTTTCAATCTCGGTTTCCATAGTAATCTTTTCTGAAGTACCTGTTGAGGATGTTGCTATTGTAGAAGGCTGGTTCTCCGTTGTCAAGTGATTCGGTGAGGACATTATGGGTGAATAGTCTTCGGGTCTCTTCGAAGTTTGTTTTGCCCTTTGTTTTATGTAATGATAAGATAGATCGACTAAAATTTTGTCTACCAAATTTGATAATGTCTTCTTTAAGTTCTGGACAAGACCCATAATAGTTTTTCCAATCGGATTCGGATTTTACTTTTCGTTTTTTACCTTTTGGTGTTCTAAACGACCAAAGGTACTTCCTACCAATATATTTTTTTCCGTTGAGATTATTTTCTATCAGATAAACGAACCCAAAATAGTCCTCAATATCGGCACTGGTGAAAGGATTCCCATTATAGATCCAAGGGTTGTCATAGTCAATATCTGTACTCATCAATTATATCAAGGACTTCGTTGATGTATTTATGGGCTAGTCCTTTCATATCCATTTCTGGTCGAATATGATCTTTATGAAGTTTATCCTTTAATTTTAATATACGAACTTTTATTTCGTCTTTAGACAATTGATTCTTAGGCATGAAAAAAGAGGAGATTACTCTCCTCTATCTATCAGCAATTATCTAACCACTCTTCAGTAAAGTTATAATCTCCAAACAAAAAGTCATCACATTCTGCTGCTTCTCTGTATGCGTTCAGGATTTCCTGTTCACACCATTCATCATAATTGGAATCCTGCGAAAGTATTTTTGGTAACATCTTGTTTTATGCCTCCTACCACGTAGGATTCTACCTCCGTTTCCTGGGGTGCAACCTGAAGACCCTTAGAAGAAATCCAGTGCTGAGTCCAAGGAAGTGGATTGTTGTTTGCTGAAATATCGTATTGGGGTTTTAATCCAATTGCTTTAAGTCTTCTATTTGCGATCCACTCTACATATTGCTGAAGAAGTTTATCATTTAGTCCAATCATGCTTCCATCTTTGAACAGATAATCTGCCCAACGCTTTTCTTCATTTACAGCGCGATCAAACATTGCATATGTCCACTCTTCTTCTTCCTTCATTATTTGTTTCATTTCTGGATCATCACCATCACGCCACTTATTCAGAATGTTCTGAGTGATTGCTAGGTGTTGGTTTTCGTCTCTTGCGATGAGAGAGATGATCTTAGCGGATCCTTCCATAAGCTTAAGTTCACCAAAGGCGAAACTACAAGCAAAACTAACGTAGAAGCGAATACCTTCAAGAATATTAACGTTTGCGACTGCTCTGTACAGTTTTCGTTTGACATCATTGATTGTTTCCTTTGCATATGAAACTCCTTCAAGATTGTGCAACCAAGCATTGGATGCACCATAACCTTGTGCGGATTGAATGAAGTCATCATAAGACTCTGTGACGCTCTTAGCACGCTCTAGAATGCGGTTATCACTGATGATAGTATCAAACACCTCAGATGGGTCTGAATATACGTTTTTGATGATATAAGTGTATGAACGACTATGAATCATCTCCATAAATCCCCATACCTCCATACATGCTTCCAGTTCTGGAAGTGAGCAGTATGGAATAAATGCCATACCAGGACCACGCCCCTGAACAGAGTCAAGCATAATCTGATACTTCAAGTTAGAACTATAGATATGCTTTTGCTCGGGGCGTAGTGTCTGATAATCTCCTCTATCTTTTTGGAGGGAGACCTCCTCAGGTCTCCAAAAATAACCAAGTTGCTGTGTAGTTAATTTATCGAAGATTGGATATTTGTATGAATCATATCTTTGAACTCCTAACGGAGCACCAAAAAACATTGGTTGCTTTTTAGTATCTACTTTTTCTGTATTGAAAACAGTCATTCCTTTGATTTCTGTTTTTGAATCTTCGGTTGAAGAAATTTTAAACTGCACAGGATTCACACTCTCCCTCCTCTACTGAACTTAACTCACTAATCAAATCTTGAAGATTGGGTTTCTCTTCCACTACCTCATCGGTCTTAATATCATAAGTGTTTTGGTAGTACGAAGTTTTCCACCCGTACTTGTATGTAGTTAAAAAGTCATTTGCCATCACCGACACTGGAACTTCATTGTCTGGATAATTCTCTGGATTATAGCTCCAGTTTCCAGAAATTGCTTGGTCAAAGAACTTTTGCATCATAGCAACAATATTAATATAACCGCGATTGGACTCCATATCCCAAAGAAGCGTGTAATTGTTCTTAAGAGATTGATATTGAGGGACAATCTGCTTAAGTGGTCCTTTCTTAGACTTCTTAATGGACAAGTATCCTCTAGGTGGTTCAATTCCATTGGTTGCGTTTGACACAACGGAACTACTCTCCGATGGCATCTGTGCGGACAGTGTTGAGTGTCTGAGACCGTGCTCCAAGATAGATGCCCTAAGAGTTTCCCAATCATGCTCCAATCCAACAGAAGAAATTTCATCTACTTCTTTTTTATAAGTATCGATTGGAAGAATTCCATCAGCATACTTAGTGCGACCAAAGTATTCACAATGTCCTTTTTCCTTAGCAAGTTGATTGGATGCCTTCAGAAGATAATACTGGAATGACTCAGATAATCCATGAACAGCATCCCATGCCTCCTGAGAATCATAATTGAATCCCAATTTAGCCAAATAGTGTGCTAACCCGATAAAACCCACACCAAGTGAACGACGCGCCTTGGTGGCGATTTCTGCCGCCTTTACGGGGTAATGCTGGTAGTCAATCAACTCATCCAGTGAACGAACAGAAAGATCACAGAGTTCCTCAAGTTCTTCATCTGATTTTACCTTACCCACATTAACTGCAGAAAGAATACACAGAGCAATTTCACCCACACTATCATCAATATGTTGAATGGGATCTGTAGGCAAAGTAATCTCCTGACAGAGATTACTCATATTTACCTTATCCTTAAAAGATGAGTGAGAGTTACAATGGTCGATATTCATGATGTAAATACGACCAGTCTCTGCTCTCTCTTTCAGGAGGTCCAGAATGAGTTCTTGAGCTCCAATAGTTTTTCTTGGAACAGATGTATCTCGTTCATAATCCACATATAACTCGTCAAATCTATCAGTGCCAAAAGCATCATACAAACCAGGAACGTCGTGGGGAGAAAAGAGTGTGATTTCTCCGTTTTGGATGAAGCGTTCATAGAAGAGTTTGCTGATTTGAATAGAGTAGTCTAACTTACGAACACGATTATCTTCAGTTCCTTTGTTATTTTTTAATACTAAAATATCCTCTATTTCCTGGTGCCAGATTGGGAAGTGGACTGTCGCGGATCCACCTCGTATGCCATTTTGCGTGCAACAACGGACAGTTGCTTCAAACTTTTTGAGAAATGGTACAACACCCGTGTGTTGAACTTCTCCACCTCTGATTTTGCTGTTGATGCCACGGATTCGACCAGCGTTGATGCCGATTCCCGCCCTCTGTGCAACGTATCTGCCAATAGCCATATCGCTACTAAAGATACTATCGAGGGTGTCATCAACGTCAACAAGCACACAGCTAGCAAATTGTCTAAGCGGAGTCCGCACTCCCGCCATGATTGGTGTTGGGATGTTGATTTTGTGTCTGGAGATTGCGTCATA